AATGTGTGTTGGCGCCTGTCGCAAGCCGCGTCGCCAAGATCGAAAAAGATATCGTACTGAAATCGAAATCAGACATGCCGGCTGTCGACTTCGAGATTCGGTACCGTTTCGCGGCCGGAGACGAACTTTCCCCGGCCGCTTCAGAATCATATGAACGTCTGAGTGTCGTCTAGTGACAGATCAAGACTGTGTTTCACAGCACTGAAACGATCACACCAACCGCTGATCCATTGTCCATACGAGTAAGGTTGCTTTGTCTCATCATATGGATTGCCCGAATTATATCCATCTTTCTGGGCGAGCCATCCATCGAGATAGGGTGCAGATTTCATGATATTTCCTTTCAGTAAGATGCGCTGTAGATTGCACGACTTTTTTCACCTCGGACGAATGTCTCTGCTTTCGCAAGGACATCGTTTACGTCTTGGGAGATGTATTCCAAGCAGGTGCTTCCCGAGTTCGGGTACGCACGGAACAAGAACCACCCGTCCCAGTTGTGTTTCCGAACGTGGGCGCTGTAGATCCCTTTCGGGAGTTGGGTGTAGTTCCAGCTACGGATGTCCATCACTTCCTCCCTTTGATCACAAGAAGTGTGATCATTGTCATAACATTGGAAACGATACAGCTGAGGGCTGCGATACCCACCAGATTGATCGCTTCTGGAACAGTGGTAGAAATAACGGGTATATGGATCCACATATCAAGTACTCCATTGCGAGCGGGATTGCTCGAACATGCCCCATCTTTTTATGGATGGGGCATGGGCTTGCAATCAATCCATTCTGCAAACTTCGAATGAGTTATCTGGCTGTTTGATAACAACCACATCGCTCGAATACAGAAGGATTAGTTCATCACGTAAATGAGTCACCGCTATTGGGATAAGCGGTGGATCACCGGGGTACTTCAGAATGTGAGTATCAGTCAGAGTAAACTTACCCTGACCGAACGGACGCCAGCCCCCGTGGATATAGCGTTCGTTAAACTGTTCAGCTGCCTTGCGCTCGTCCTCGTTAACGAGAAACGTCGGAAGGTATGGACCAAGATGCTCTTGTGTCATCCTATGGTGCAACAGTGTCCATATCGGATGTGACATCTTAGTCTTCCAGCAGCGAGTTGACTGCGCCTTCGACTGTGCGCTCTTTGCCACATTTCGCCTTGCGGAACTCCACCCACGCCGCCAGCCGATTGCCCTTCCCGGGATCGACGTAGCCGGCGGAGGCCTTGTGTTCCTTCCACATCTCAGAGCACTTGGAAACATCAAGCGACTTCTTCTCTGCCGCGAAGGCAGTCGTCGTCAGTGTGGCGAAAAGAGCGAAAGCACTTAGGATATTCTTCATAGGTGTAGTTCTCCGTTTCGAGCTTGATTGCTCGTACATGTGGCACCGAGATGCCACATGGGCTTGCAATCAGGGCTTCCGTCTATGCGAACGGGGTCCGCATTTCTTAATCCATTTCTCTTTGTCGTGCCCGAGAAACAGGGCTTCGTCATACTCTACAATCACTATTTGTTCCTTCCGGTGTATTTCAGAACGCGCATTGCGTAGACGTCTTCGGCTTCTGCTCGATTCTCGCAGTAGCTTCCCATGTGGAAGCCGCCGTCTTGCTCGTTGAAGAAGTGAATCGCAAAGGGGCGAGTCACGTCATGTATCCTGCACATTACGATAGCGCCGGGCGCCTGCACGCCATCGCCAGCCACAGGGACCGATTTGATCACTGTCCATCCTTTGTAGGTGGCGCAGTCTTGTATTGAGTATGTCATTAGCGCACCACCTTATTGAGCGTTTCGCCGCACAGATCGACGTATGCAGCGGTGCTGTTCGTGCTGTCGTGATAGAAAGCGTCTCTGTGCGAGCGGGGTGTCCCATTCGCCAGATTGTTGTCGTACCAGTGCATAACTTCTACCTGGTTGAATTGGCAGTGAAGTCCAAGCTTGAATTCACCGCAGACCATGCGGTCGATGTCATGGAACGTAACGACACCATCATCGTGCAGCGTTGCAATGATACGTTGACCATGAACGGTGTATTTCCGTCCGGTGTTGAATGCGATCTTCTTAGACATAGCGTTCAGTCCTTCTGTTGTGATTTACCAAGATTGTTAACTAGAGTAGTCCATTGCTCTTCAGTCTCGCAGTACATTCCAGCGTTGTCGTCCCAACGCTCGTCTGTGGTGTCATAGATGTTGCGATGTGGACCATCGTGTCCCGCAAATCGATTGCAACCCTTCAGGTTGAACTTAGCGTGCGAGCACACATTAGGATTTTTAGGTCCAGCGTACCAGCCCATGTCAGACCTCCGTAGGAGTTAGAGTAACGGTATAAGCCGCCGGTAGATATTCGTTTTTGCGGACGTAGATCGGTTGCAGCGTAGGCTTGAATTTCTTCTCGCCTGCAGCGTCAACCTCAGCATACTCTGCCACAGACTTGTGCTCTTTGATGAGCTTCATAACAACTGTGATTGTAGGGCTCATAGCGAAGCAACTTTCTGTGTGGCAGTCTGGAAGCGAACTGTCTCACCAACGATGTCGTAGGGGACCTTTTTGGTGATCAGTTGCTCGGCAGCGAACTTCGGAATGTTCCAAGTGGACGCCACAATGTGGATCATCCGCTTGCGATTGTCAGAGAACTGCGCTGCATTGATCGCCCACTGAACGATGCCAGGGGCGTAGACAAGCTTGGAGGAAGCTAAGGAGTAGACGCGGGAGACAGGTTTTGCAGACATAGCGGGTAAGTCCTTCTGTTGGCAGAATGAAGCAGTGTTGGGTTCTGGACCCAAAGTAAAATGTAGCATGGATCTGGCAGTGATTGCAAGTATCAATGCGGTGGGAAAGTATGTGGAAGTAGTTGGTGGGTTGATTATATTTTGATAATTTGTGCAATGCAGCATCCGTGTCTGTAGTGTAGACAACTTGTCATAGTTGTACGAGTTACCGGGGGTTGTCTAGTGGTTGTAGGAGGTAAGCGGCAAATGTAGGAAATGGGGGAAATGTAAATTGTTGGGTAGATTAGGGAAATTGTTGGGAATTCTAAAAGAATACCCGGCAAATCTGGAAAAGGGCTGGCACGGGGAAATATTTTTCGCCGGGGGGCCCCCTTTAAGGGGAGCGTGTCAAACGTGTCATGTAGTTTGCAGCCTCGAACGTGACAACAGAAAAGAGATGAGCTCTTACTTAGTTATATATTTATATATTTCTATTATATATATAATTAAAGAAAACAAGCACTTAACCCCCGAATGTCCACTTATCTTCTATATTTATCGTTTTTATATGGGATTTTCGCTTGTCTTCCTCGAGTATTCATACATATCTCTTTGTTTTTTCTTATTCTTGGTCGAGCTAATTTGCCCCTAGGCCAACTTTCGCCTGACGCATTTTTCATTTGCATCGTAAAGCGTTCTATGCTACGGTAGCAAATGGAGCGCGTCATCAGTTTCCTAAGGGAGACCAGTGCTCCAGTTAGAGTAAGTTCGGAGCTCGAGTCTCTGCAGGGGCTCGAGTCTTCGGTCGAGTATGAGTTCGATGGTCGAGTAGATGGCCGAGTCTTTTCTCGGCTCGAGTCTTTAGCCGGTCGAGTCTTCTTTCGATCGGATCTATCCTGCGCTGTTTGACATTGTGAAGGGTTCGTAAAGCCGAGGCAGGGCTTATCTGCCTATTCTGATAGTGAGACCACTAGCACTGGGATACCTCCAGACAGAGCGATGTATAGTCCCTATGGGGGACGCCGAAGCGGCGGCTGGAGAATGACTGTCAGTGTGGCGTTCAAGGATACTCTCACCTCGCATTTAGTGTAACGGAAGCACCAGTACCTCCAATGCTGAGACCTGTTCGACTCAGGCTTGCGAGCCAATCTGTGCGAAGTGCCGATATATATAATATATGTGCGTCGGCGCCTCGACCTCGAAGAATTTCGATTTTCGAAAATATATAGAATCGCCCGAGGCCACTCGACTACCGGTCGCCTCAAGCCTCGAGAAACGGTACCAGGATCAACCTCCGGTGTCGCCGAAAATCAACTCGACGCATATCAGCGATGCATTTCTGCATATCCTGCGCGGCGGTCACGAAAAAACGACCCCTCTTGCGAGGGGTCGCTTCTGCAGATCAGCTATGCGATAATCAGCGTCGCTTGAAGCGGACGCGGGTGTCGCAAGACGTGGAGCCAGCGTTGTCCACCGCGTAGCGCAGGCCTCGCTTGGCGATAAGCGTTTCCAAGCAGGCAGCGTACTCTTTATCGCTGCGAATGACTGTCGCTTCAGTAGCAGCGACAGCAGAAGCGGCGCAAGCGGCCGCGAGTAGTGCGAAAGCGCGAAGGGCGTATTGCCTCATTGAAGTAACTCCCGTTGTGCAGGTGTCAGGTCAGGGAACACGATCGCGAGCGGCTCGTCGTTATTGAGCAACCACTCGCGATAACGTTCAAACTGATTTCGCGTTAAGTCTAATGACTTCCCATTGACGGTGACCACGTAGTGATCGTCGTCAATTTCAGCTGATGTGCGAATCGTACGCATTTTCAGTTCCTCTGCTATGCAAAAAAGGGGACGCTTGCGCGTCCCCCGATTTGCGGTGTGTCGCTTACTTGCGGCCGTGGAACTTGCGCCAGGCGTAGAACTCCTGCGAGGCGTTGGACACGTTCCAGTTGTTCTCCACTGCGTGATCGCGGAGGTGCTTCACCGTAGGGTGAGTCCCAGCAGCGACGAGCTCATCACAGGCGTTCCACACCTGCCAGCACTTGCCCCCTTCACGCGGGTACTTTTTGACTTTGACAACTTCTGCGGGGGCAGCAGCGACAGCCGCTTCCGCAGGGGCTTCCGTGGGCACAACGGGCGCTTCCGGGGTTTCCACCGCTTCCACGGGGGTCTCCACCGTTTCCACGACGGGGGTGGAAATCTCTGACTCCACCACAGGGGTGGCGACAGTGACGGACTGCGACTTGCGATTACGACGAGACATAGCGATAACTCCAGTTTATGTTTGACGCGCGCGGCGGATGCAGGGCGCGGAAGCAGCAACACGCTGCTTCCCCCTATATATGCGACTTGCATGCCTAAGATGCAACGGCGGTAAACGCATACCTGGTATGCCCCCCGGGGTGAACACCAAAACCACCTCAATTATCCACCGAGGCGGCAGGTCGTTCGTCAGCCCCACGATTTTTGATTCTCTCCTCAAAACTTCATTCCCAAAATTCAGATATCGCGCGCGCCCCAAAACTGAATCGGTCATCTACAACAACAACCCAGAAGGATCCGTCCATGTTGACAGACCCCAATCCCAACTCCGACCCCACCTTCCTTATCCTTAGATGTCACCCCCGCGACACCCTCCCCCTGGCCCAGATCCACCCCTATCTCTACTGCCCAACTACATCCGTTCTCATCCGTAAAGGTCCCTCCCGCACACGAACCCATGTGGCGTTCCCTATTCTCCCTTCGTTTCTTTTCCTCCCGACTCATCTCCCACTCCCTACCCAAGCTCACAAACTCCATGCGATGAAACGACCCCACTCACATCCCTCCCACCCCCATCTTTTCTCTATCCACAACCCCCTACCTGACACCATCCCTAGACAACCTCCAACATCTTTCGCTTATTGTTTTCTTTCTGAGATAGAGGTTATGACCTCGCAACACCATATCCTTTCTCTTCCTGCTGACTTTCCTTTTACAATTGGTTCTCGTGTTGAGGTCACAGATGGCCTCCTTGCTGGTGTTGTTGGAACTGTGGCACAAATTAGGACAAATAGAGATATCACATTGAAAGTCCAGCAACATTTGGGGTGGCAATTTTCCACTTGCATCGTTAACGCGAGTGTGTTACGCTCTCTGTAGGTGTTCAAGTTGTGCCTCTCTTTAACTTTCAGGTGTGTTCAGCCGCAAGCGCACACCGACCCCTGCGATGTAGTGGACCCCTTCACACATCGCTTTCGCCTCTGATCCCGCTCAGAGGCACTGTTGAAGTCATGCGTGCAATTGAACACCAACCTGTTTCCCTTGTATCCTTGAGTAACGACTTCGCCATCTACTTCAATGACTGGAGCTCTCTGAGAGCCCAGTCATTTTTTATGACTATATATCAGCACCATGAGCACACCCTCCCAACCCTCCTCTATTCAGGTGAATCTGACTCCCGTTAACCTTACTGCGGAGTTGCAGAAGGTTCACCTGTCCGATTCCCTTACCAAAGACCAACATGCTGACCTGCGCACGCTTATTCTTGATGCGGCAGCGGCGATCGGGATGGATGGATCCGGTCGTGACGGGCTCCTTGGTTATTTGAAATACGCAGCGAGCACCTTCCCGAAGCAGTATCTCCAGGTTATTGCCAAGGTGCTTCCGTTACAAATTGATTCCAAGTCCACGATCAACGTGATCGAGCATGTGAATATCGTGTCGGTACCTTCTGATCGGTACATGCCCCGTCAAGCTTTCGCTAACGAGAAAGTTGAGGTTCCTGATCTGGCGGACAATCTGGTGGACATTACTGATTTGAATCTTAACGCCACCTCCGACGCTATTCAGACTATCGAGGATGTGTTGAACAACCCTACTCCTGTCGTACTCCCAGACGATGATACACTTCCAGACGATGCTGCCTAACAGTGAGGTTCCGTCCTGGAGATCTCCCAGAGGGTGACCCCTCCCAGCCCAATACTCCCGTCGAGTGGGAAGACAATGCAATCTCCAATCTCTTTGCTTACCTCAGCCACAAGCTTACTCCTTCCTGGTGTCAGACACCCGAGCACTGGACGTCCCGACTCACCCAATACCTGTTTACGGACTGTCCTTGCTGCATTCTGTTTCGTGGTATCTCTGTTGGTATATTACTGGGTCTACCGCTTGGTATGGTTTTGGTTATCTTAATCGCCTTGGTTACAAAATGAATGCTCCCGCCCCAAAGGCCCAACTAGATCTCCATCTGGGAGAGAAGTTTGTTCGAAATCTTTGGGCTCCGGCTCGTCACCACGCACTGTTTGGCGGACGAGGTTCTGCGAAGTCTTGGTCAGTTGCCAGCTTCTTGACTGTGATAGGCGGTCAGCAGACTAAGAAGATAGTGTGCGCTAGGCAATTCCAGAATTCTATCCGTGACTCCTCCAAGGCCTTGATTGAGAAGCGAATTACTTCTCTCGGCTTTACAGGCCACTATAAGGTAACGGATCAATATATTACGCATGTCGAGACTGGCTCTGAATTCTCTTTTGTTGGGCTTGAGCGTAATATTGATTCTATTCGTTCTCTCGAAGGTGCTGACATTGTTTGGGTAGAAGAGGCGCGTACGATCCGCGCTAAGTCAATGGAAGTGTTGCTTCCTACGGTACGCAGCCCCGGCAGTTTCTTTATCTGGACGTGGAATCCCGAGAAGCCTACCGATCCTGTGGATTACTACTTCCGGAACACGAAAGAAGGACCTCCGCCTCGCTCCCTTGTGACGTTCGTTGATTGTTCGGACAATCCGTATTTCTTCCAGACTGAGCTACCCGAGGAGCGGGAGACACTTAAGAGAGGCAACTTCGAACGCTATAAGCATGTCTGGCTCGGCGGATACGATACAGCAGCCGACTCCAAGGTCTTCTCGAACTGTACTACTGGTATCGTTCCTGTCCCGATTGATTGTCCGCCACGATATGGGATGGATTTCGGCTTCGGAACAGATCCGTCGTTTATTGTTAAGGTCTACTTGATCGAGGCAATCAAGACAATCTACATCGCAGCGGAGGCTAGTGGTCGTGTTCCTATGGATCAGTTGCCTACACTTATCCGCTCTGTGGTTGACTCAGACTATGATCTTATCAAGGCAGACAGTTCGCAGCCTGGAACAATTGAATTTCTTAATGCTCGTGGATTCCCAAATATCGTTGGTGCCCAGAAAGGCCCAGGTTCCGTTAAGTCCGGCATCAACTTCATGTCGGGTTATAAAATTGTCATCCATCCGCAATGCGAACAAATGCGCGATGAGGCGCGGCTTTACTCGTTTATGACGGATAAGCTCAGTGGGAAAGTATTACCTGGCCGTATTCCTGTGGATGCTAATAATCACGGTTGGGATAGTTCTCGTTACGCGCTAGAGGATGTTATCAGCAATCCTGCTAATGATGACGATCCTTTCGGCGGCGTTGTGAAGCTCTGGTAGATAGGAGAGTACTTTGGGTTGTGGGTGTGGTAAGTCGTTTTCAAATTCGTATGCCACAGGTCAGCGGCATCGGAGCGTGGGCGTGTCTCATGTTCCGAATACGCGGCCTGCAGAGACAACTGTGAGTATCAAGAGCAAGTCGCTTCAGGCCCGCACTGCTTCTAGCACCCCGGCTCCGACTCAACAGGTTTCCTCAGCAAGGCGTAAAGTCTAGCATGTGGCCTTTTAACCACCTAGTTAAGAAGCCGCCAAAACGGGAGATAGCCGAAGAACCGGTAAGTCCGATCTTTACGATTTCGGGACAACCGATCCGCCTTGTGTCTTCTGCGGCGATTATGGGAGCGGAAGAGGCGCAGCGCAGCATCCCGCAGCTATACCGTGTGACGCACCTTGTTGCCTCTAGCGCCCAAGCTATTCCTTGGTTCTGTGAAGCCGATCCGACTGTTCCGAAGAGCGAGCAGGCTCCGCCCGCAAAGATCAAGGCGATCAATAGCCTTCTCAAGTCTCCGAATGATAATTTCACCCCGGAGAATATGCGCTATTGGATGACTTTGAATCTGATGCTCTATTCCCGTGTTCATTTCAAAGTGGGCATTGGTACAGGTGGGCTTCCGAACGGGATCTATCCTCTTGCTACCAAGTACATGAAAGGGGTTCCTAATTCGCGCGGTACGATTGACACTTATGTCTATGGCGAAGGGACGCAGCAAGAACAGCGTTATCCTTCGAAGCGCAAGGCTTCTCCTGGAGAAGCTTATGCTGCTGAGATTAGTTTTCCGAGTCTTTCTGGTCTAGTCGAGTATAATAAGTCTCCGGCGGCTATTGAGTCGTTGATGATTCCATTGATGATCATCAAGTGTCTGATGCAGCGTGCGCTCGACACTGCCGACGGTCATCCCAATATTAAGTATGTGGTTACATCGGATAAGACTCTTACAAAGCAACAGGTCGAGGCGCTCAAAGAGCATCTTGAATCTGCTGGTCCTGGTGAAGAACACGGCGGAACTGTTCTTTTCCTCTACAACACGAAGATCGAAGTTCATACGCTTGATAACAAGATGGGTGATATCCATTCCAAGATACCGCTGGACGATATGACTCGTATCATCGCAGGTGTCTTTGGTGTTCCGATCGCACTGTTGGGTCTGAGCAATGCCGATTCCGCAAAATATTCAAACAATTATGA